CCCCAATCCCCAGTCCCCAAGAAGGAGGAATCTATGGACGAATCCAACCAGGAAACACAGGAAAACCAGAACCAGGCGCCAACGGGCGAGGCTGTGGGAGAGGCTTTGAGCCTCGATCAGATCAAGGCCCAGCTCGAAGAGGAGCAGCAGGCCAAGGCCGCCCTCGAGCAGGGCGCTGCTGAGAAGGACGCCCGTATCGCCGCGCTCGAATCCGCGCTAAGCGAAGCGAAGCAGGAAAGCCAAGCAGCCCTGACCGAGACGGCCAGGCTGAAGGACGCTGAGGCCACCACTGTCGGCAAGTACCGCGAGGCCCTTCTGGCCGCTCACCCCGACATCCCCCAGGACCTCATCCAGGGCGACTCAGTATCCGGGCTCTTCGCCTCCGTGGAGAAGGGCAAAGCCACCGTTCACGCGGTCAGGAAGTCTCTCGAGGCCGAGGCAGCCGCCACGAAAGTCCCCGCAGGGGCGCCAACCAGAGGCGCTATATCCGTTGAGGGCATGTCCCCCAGGGAGAAGATCGCCGCTGGAATTTCGCGGCAGAGCCGCGAATAGGGGTGGTAGGGAGTGGAAATAAAAGAAAGGAGGAATGTAGTGCGAGGCATAGTGCGAGGCGTAGCGCAGGGGCTTGTCCCCTGCCTTGATGAACCTCGTGCCATAAGCCTCGTGCCAAACGAAGAATTATGGCTTTAACCCTAGCAGAAGCAGAAAAACTGTCTAACGACGTCCTTCTCCAGGGCGTCATAGAGACCATCATCAAGGATAGCCCTATCTTGCAGGCGCTGCCCTTCATTCAAATCGTGGGGAACGGCCTCACCTACACCCAGGAGAAGACCTTGCCCACCGTGGACTTCTACGACGTGGGCGATACCTGGGTAGAGTCCACGCCCGAGTTCAACAAGCCCACCGCCACTCTCAAGATCCTGGGCGGAGACGCCGACGTGGACAACTTCCTGAAGTCCACCCGAAGCAATATCCAGGACCTGGAGGCAGCCGTCATCGAGCAGAAGGCCAAGGCCCTAAGGTATGAGTTTGAGAAGCAGTTCCTCTACGGGAACAACACCACCAGCCCCAAGCAGTTCGACGGCATTATAAAGCTCATCGATACCGCCACAGCCTCCGACCAGCTAATCGCCATGGCAGCCGCAGGCGCAGTCCTAACCCTCGCCAAGATTGACGAGCTCATTGACGCCGTTAAGGGAGGCAAGCCCGATATGCTTCTTATGAGTCGCAGGTCCCGGCGGAAGATTCAGGCCCTGGCCCGAGCAGCCGGCAGCAACCTTGAGGTAGGCGAGGGTAAGCTGGGAGACTTCGTGCAGCTCTATAACGGCATCCCCATCGCTGTAAACGACTGGATACTCGATATCCACACCGTGGCCGGCAGCGTGGAGACGCTCTATAGCGGCAGCACCTGTTCTACCATCTACGCCCTGAGCTTTGGCGAAGGTGCTCTGTGTGGTATCTCCAGCCCCGAGATGCTGCAGGTCGAGCGCATCGGCTCACTGGAAACCAAGGACGCCTCACGCACCCGCGTAAAGTGGTACGTCGCCCTGTGCCTGTTTTCCGCGGTTAAGGCCGCCGCACTAATCGGAGTCAAGGACGCATAATGTAGGGGAGGGTCTTGTGCCCTCCCAAAAGGAGGAATTGAATTATGGCTTTTGTAGACGCAGGAACAAGCCGCAAGATATTGGAAGGTATGCTTCCAATGAAGATCACGCTGGCCGGTGCCGTTGTCGCTGGTGACCCGATCATGTATAGCACAGGCTGGAAGAAGGCCGCCAACACCTCAGGGGCACCCGCAGTCCTGATAGCCGGCGAGGACGGAGCAGTTGCCGACGTCATCACCGCCTATGGCATGGCTATCGTTGAGTGCGCTCATACCGCAGCCAACAAGCCCACCATGGGTGAGCAGATCGCAGTCGCTGACACGGGCATCTATGCCCCTGACGGAGCAGACCTTCAGGACATCGGCTACGTCGTGGGCACCGACGCCGACGAGCTCCATAGCCAGATATTGCTCTGCGGCATGATTGTCGAGCTAGATCTGGCAGGCACCTAAACCATGACCCCACATCTCATCCGTACCTCCTTGAGCATTGGGAAGGGGGCCTCGCCAACCCCCTTTTCCCTCTCCCACTGTGGGAAAGGCTTTCTAGCCTTGATAACCCCGGGGGCTTGTCCCCCGCCAGGAGAGGTGAAAATATGGACCTAGCCACAATGCGAACCAGGGCCCGGGAGGACCTGCAGGACACCGACGCCGCTAACTACCGCTGGTCCAACGACGAGGTAGACGGAGCCGTCGAGAGGGTAGTCAGGGAGTTTTCCCTGGCATACCCCATCCAGGCAGAGGACGAGATCACCACCACGGCCGACGATAAGGAGCTCGATATCTCCAGCCTGGCAGACCTCCTAAAGATTTGCTCCGTCGAGTACCCCATGGACTTAACGCCGCCCTATATGCAGCGGTGGACCGTCTGGGCAGATAAGCTCTACATGACCGACGAGGGCGACGGCACTAAGAAGGCCCGCGTGCGCTGGCATAAGTGGCACACCCTTGACGGCGCTGGCTCTACCATACCCGAACACCTGGAGGAGCTCATAGTCCTCGGCGCCACTGGCTACCTGGCCACCTCAGCGGCAATCTATACCACCGATAAGGCCACCATCGGAGGCAGGGGCACCGCCGCCAACTATCTCAAGTGGGGCCAGACCCGCCTGGACCGCTACGAGCGGAAGCTCAAAGCCATAGCCCGCGACAACCGAGTCATCCCCATGGAGCTGTATAGTGATTAGCGTTGCGGTGCTTAAGACCTGGGATAGCGTCAACTACAAGGCCGGGGTTCAGCTCGTCGGCTCACTGACCACCTACTTCGACGATGTAAACGTGGCACGAAACATAGCTGACGCCGACATGGTTATCGGAAGACAGGTAATCGTAGCCATACCCCAGTCCCCAATCTCCAGCCCCCAGTCCCCAATACCCGGGGACGCTGTAGTAATCGCAGTGTACACCGTATGAACGTTATGTACCTTTCAAACGTAGCGTGGGGGCTTGTCCCCCACAAGGACAGGACAAATGGCTAAATCAGGCATAAAGCACGCGGATGTGGGAGACGAGCTCTCTAAAGCAGAGTGGCTTGACGAAGAAAACCACGAGCTCCTCCACGGCAACAGCTTCCCCGGCACACCCGCTGAACGACAGTTGTTCTACCGGGACGACGAGCATAAATGGTACATCTACAACGGCACATCCTGGGTATCCCTGCAGGCAGCCGGAGGCAGCGTCGATCACCTGGACGACATCGGCGACGTAAACGTCGCCGCGCCGTCAGACGGAGACTTTGTGGAGTGGGACACCGGCACCTCCAGGTGGATCACGATCGCCCACAAAGACGCTACCACGGGCGTGCATGGCGTAGGCGCCAAGCATGTGGCCGAGACTACTGTGCAGGACTTGGACCTGGCGGCCCACAAGACACGCCACGAAAACGCTGGAGCCGATGAGATAAGCCTTGCAGGCCTTTCAGGAGACCCCGCCGATACCATAAACAAGTCTCTGCTCACCACGGCAGGCGACATCATTAAGCGAGGCGCTGCCGCCCCGGAAAGGCTAGCCATCGGTACGAACGGCCATGTCTTGACGGTTGTCACCGGCGCCCCCGCCTGGGCGGCCGCCAGCGGAGGCGGCGGCACCAAAATCCAGGACGCTGATTTCGATACCAAGGTCGATGTGGAGGAATCAGCCGATGAAGACAAGATCAGGATGGACGTAGCCGGCGTCGAGGCGTTCCTGCTGGACGATATTGGTGTACTCACCCTTGCTAAACAATCCCGCATCCACGTCTACAGAAACACAAACCAGACTATCACAACTGGTACATGGACAAAAATCCAGTTCAACACTGAAACGCATGACAACCAGAACGAGTTTGACCCCACAACGAATTACAGGTTCACGGCTACCAAAGCGGGGTACTATGCTGTCGTCTTGACTGGACTCGTCATCTCCATGGTAGCGGACAAGCGTGCTGGTGTATCACTAAAGAAAAACGGTGCATTCGTGGCACTTAACCTGAGCCACACCTCGCATGAGGCAGACGCAGCCACCTTCCTGTCCGCTCTCCTCCAGCTCGCAGCATCCGACTATATTGAGGGTTTTGTCTACCACGATGCCGGATCCAGCAAGGACCTTTCAGGTGGTAGCCCGTCACACACATTCATGATGATTCACAAGGTTTCATAAGGAGGTCCTATGCCAACAAGCATCACAGTACCAATAACAGATGAGGAAGAAAAGGCACTACTCACAGATATTCTATCCCTCCAGGACTGGCTTGATAACGCTATCCGCAACAAGGCCAGGCAGTGCATTGACGACGTCTGCCGCCAGGCCCTCGAGGATGAGACCAACACCGTCCTTACCGCCGCGGAGAAGCAGGGCATAGTATCGGCACTCGCCACCCAGGGCCGAATCATAACCACGGTCAAGCAGCTGCCAGTGGATATCAAGGCCCAGATCGTATCCAAGGCCAGAGTCAAAAGTGCCGCTCAAAGAGAAAAGGAGGCCACCTAATAGGGGACTGGGGACTCGGGACTGGGGACTGGGGACTGGTCCCCAATCCCTAATCGCTAGCCCCCAAGTAACGTAGCGTGGGGGCTGGTCCCCCACAAGGAGGAACCGATGAGCAAAGTCAAGGAAGCCACCAGCAAAGAAAAAACAAAGGAGGGATTACCCAAAGAGGCCTACGCCATCGTGGGCGATCCCGAGGACCCTTCCACCTGGAAGCTTCCCCACCACACCAAATCCATCTTCCGTGCTCTCCAGGGAAGGCTCGATATCGAGAAGACGGTCGACTGGGACCGCATGCCCGCTGCCGTCGCTGCCCTCTCACCCGGCGGCTACCGCGGCCAGCGAGTCGAGGCATCCAAGGAGCACATCACCCAGGCAGCCAGGCATTTAGCCCGCCACTACCAGAAGGCCGACAAGCCCGTCCCTGATACCCTCTCAGCGCTCACATGAGCCATGAAAACTACACCCAGAACCAGAGAGGGGTACAAAACAACTATGGAAAAGCAAAAACAGCCGCCTTGTCACCGCTCTCCGTGCATCCTTATAGCTCACATACTCACTGTGAGAGAGGCTTTCAGCCTCGATAGCACGAGACCGTCCCCAGAGCCAAAATGAACTCAACAAACTCAACCAACTCAAGGAACTCAATGAACTCAATCGCAGACATCTTTAGAAAAGCCACCCGCCCCATCGTCACTGTCATCTTCGCCGCGGTCATCGCCCAGGTCGTCGTCCAAAGGATCGACGCCCCTCAGTGGTTCATCGGCTTAGCCATCCCCATCGTCCTCTGGTGGTTCGGCGAGAGGACAGTTCAGCACATCAAGGAGAAGAAATAACATGGCCAATAACTACCCAGCCAACCGGGACGACATAGCTAGGCGAATAAAGGACAACGCAATGAGACTTAACACCTTCATGAACACCTCGGCTGAACAGCACGCCTTCGTCATCGGCCTCTTCGAGGTGCTTTGCCCCTGGCCACCGAGGGTTCGAATCACATCCCACCCCAAGCGACAAGGGCAGCCTGAGGGCGACCAACCCAGCAACACCGTCATCCAGGAGTACCACTACTACCTCTTCGGCCGCGGCATCGGATTCGTAATCCTCCCCCTAGCCCTCGCCGCCATAGCCCGGCTAATACAGCTGCTATTCTGGTAACACCATGAACATCGAACCTGGAGCGAAGGAGCCGCCAAAATGACCCCCCAACACCAACACCCCCCAGCAAACCAAACACAAACAACGAACAATGAAAGACCTAACCGCAACTCTACTAGCCGCACAGAAGAAAGCCGACAGACTTCCTTACGTCGAAGCTAAGGTCTACGAACTCGACCAGGGAATAAGAAGACTACAATGGACAAGACTCTACGAAGGAAGCGAACCAGACAACAACCACGGCATAGCTTTCGACGACCAAGGCTCGATGCACAGAATCAGAGTCACCGACACCAACAAGCTCTACTATCAGAAGATAACAGACCCCGGCCCAGCATTCCAAAAGCTACTAGGTTCAGACGACCACGCCCTCGACGGACACCTCGCAGCCAACCGCCTCTTGGCCTGTCAGTTCACTGCTGCCAAGTCAGGCACAATGGACCGGTTCAAGCTTAAGTGCGACGGCGCTGGCAACGTAAAGGTTGCCCTCTATGCAGACGACACCTCCAGCTACCCTGAAGGCTACCCTGGCGCACTCATCGCCGCCGTCAACGACACCCAAGCCGTCACTGCAGGCTGGAACACCATCACCTTCCCCGAGACGGCAATCACCCAGGCCACAGTCTACTGGCTAGCCTTAATCTCAGACGCCGCCATCGTGGGCTACTACACCGCTGCTCGTGAAACCCGCAACAAGGCCGCTACCTACGCAGGCTATACATTCCCTGACCCAGCGCCATCCTACATGGGCGGCGGCACAACCCTCACGCACCTCCTAGCCGGCTTTCAGTCAGGCACCGACTATACCAACTGGACTGAGATTGCAGCAGACGCCGAAGGACCTTGCGCCATCGCAGCCTACGGAGCCAAAATCTATATCTTCTATCGTGCTGCTACCCCCACCTTCCCCCTCACCTTCCCCTTCCCCTTCACC